TACAAGCAGATTATGGAGAAAAATATAATAAATTAGATAAGAAAAGAAAACAAATGCTTATTGATTTTCAATATAATATGGGTAGTGAAAGAGTAAAGCAGTTTAAAAATTTTAAAGAAGGTCTTTTTTCTAATGATAGAGACAAAATGAAAGAAGAATATGAAAGAGGATTTACCAATAAAGAAGGTGAGTTTAAAAAATTAACCAATAGAAATAAAGAATTTTTTAATTACTTTTTTGTTGACAAATAACGAATTTCTTACTATACTATAGTATGAAAGAGTAATGTCCATTGTGGAGTTACTCAACTTAAATCGCTTAATGAAAGGATTAACATGACAACATACGATTTAATAAACTTTGACCCCTTTAAGAATTTCTCTATCGGTTTCGATAGAATGTTTGATTCTTTAAATGAGGTCTCTCGACTTAACACTTCAAACTTCCCTCCATATAACATAAGAAAGTTAGAGGATGGTAAGTATCTTGTCGAACTAGCATTAGCAGGGTTCTCTAAGGAGGACTTGAAATGTGAACTACAAGATGGTGTATTAACCATTGAAGCTAAAAAAGAAAAGAAGGATGCAGAGAACTTGATTCATCAAGGGATTGCATCTCGAAGTGTTTTAAGGAAGTTTACGTTATCAGAGTATGTCAAAGTAGATGACGCTGATTTTAAAGATGGAATGCTTAAAATCAAACTCTACGAAGATTTACCTGAAAGTAAAAAGCCTAAAACAATAAAGATTAAATAAATCTTTACTGTCATGGTGGTATCAGTATAACTCGTTAGAGTACAACTGCTCTGCCACCATAAAAAATTATGATACCATACAATATATTATTTAAACTTGGTTCTAAAGCTGTCGGTACTTTTATGACTAGACGAAAAGAAAAGTCTGACAGAGCACACGCAATAGCTATGCAAGAAATGGCTACTGGAAATGAACGAGCAAAAAGAAATGGTTCTTTATTTTTAGATTTAATATTAGGTGCATTTATACTCGCACCACTAGGCATACTTGCTTATGGTTCTTACTTAGGGGATGAACTAATATTAAATAGAACTGAATTTTATTTTAGTAGACTAAAAGAAATTCCTGAAGTCTACCTTTACTTAGTGTTTATAGTAGTAGGTGGAAACTATGGAATATCTGTTACAAGTTTAATAAAAAATAGAAAAAAATAAAATGCGAATATCGGATAAGACTGCTATCAGTATGCCGATGCGTAATTTACTTGGAATAATTTCTGCAGTCGCTGTTGGGGTGTACGCTTTTTTTGGGATTCAAGAGACTCTCAACAAGCATAGCACAACTTTAGAATTAATGTCTAAAGATTTAGAAGCTAATAGTGAATTCAGAATTAAATATCCTAGAGGTGAGTTAGGTACATCTGCAGGAGAAGCAGAACTTTTCATGTTAGTGGAACACATGGCAGGACAGGTTACTAAAATTGAAGATGCTATGTCAAACATGATGCACAACGAAGTTAACATAGATAGACTTCAAAAAGATATGGAAAAGGTTTTATCAGATATAGAAAAATTAAAAGACAAGCAAAGAAGTTTTGCTAATGGCACACGCTAATGCCAAGACCTGTAAGAAAATGGATAGTTAGATTAAGAATGTGGTACGCTGACATACGAGGTCATCATGGACATAGATGGAATTATGAACCATCAGAGCATTACTTTGGGAGAAAGAAAAAATAATGATTGAAGTTGTAACAGCATTAATGCTATTTTTAAATGGTACAATGATAGAGCACGTTTATAAACCTGACTTAGGTGCTTGTCTCAAGAGTAAGCGTATAGCTTCTCGTGAATTAAATCCTGAACGTGTAGTTTTTAGTTGTAAAATTGTTAAAGCTAAAACAGAATTGGATGACCAAACTAAATATGGAAAACGGATACTTAAAGTATTGGAGGGACATGAGTAAGAAAACATATAAAATATTTTTACTTACATTACTATTATTATTCTTTGGAGCTTGTATAGCATTCGGAGGCGAAGCTGAAGATGTTGCAAAGAAAAAAGGATTAGTTGATTTAAGTCCTTCAGTACCTGAGAAAGGTATTGTCTTTGCAGTATGTATATTTGCTGTTGGTGAAGATGGAACTAAATATTTAGTAGACCATAGAGCCGCAGTTAATATGGGTCATTGTCTTAAAGAAAAAAGAAAAGCAGAATTAAAATATAGAGACCCTAAACATAGAGAATTAATGGGTGGTACAAGATTTGTTTTTGCTTGTGATAAGGTAGATGCCTTAGTAGAGATACAAGAAAATGGTGATTGGAAAATTTTAAAAATATTAGGTAAACATAAAGCAGCTTATAAGCAAAAGAAAAGCTATGAATAAATGTGATTCATGCAACTGCAATTGTCATTGTAATGTTAAAGGACACTCTGATTTATATGGAGTCTGTCCTTGTGAAAATTGTAAGTGCAAAGAAAAAGAAGTAATTGTTGATGACAAGAACGAATGTTTAAGTTGTCAATAGAAAGGAGAAACAATGGCTAAAAAGAAAAAGAAAAAAGGCAAAAAGAAAAATAAAAAAAATAAGAAAAAGAAAAGATAGTTAAATGATGGATACCATAGGTTTAATTCTTCTGTTGTGTTTTATAATCTATGTTATCTATGATTTAAAAAAATAAATGATAAACGAAAAACTTATAACAATCCTGATTGCTATACTATTAGCATTAGGTGGTTGGAATTTAAAGGAAACTTATAGCATATCGAAAGATATGGTTTTGATTAAGGAGAAGGTGGCGACTATTCAAAATGAGGTATCGAACTTTAAAAATCTTAAGAGCAAGAAGAAACGCAAGAAGAAAAATGAAAACAACTAATGCGTGGGTTCGTTATATAACTATATTCCTTTTCAGTATTCTATTCCTTTTAATATCAGGATGTGAAAATACAAGGCATTCTATTGGTATCTCAGGTAAACCTTTGAGTACTGACATGGAGCAAAATATTAAAATGAATTATAAAATTATTTTCGGTAAGGTAAGACCGAAGGAAGATGATGACGATTAAACTTTATGTTTACTTCCTTAAAAAAAGACGTTGGTATAGACGAAGACGAAAAAAAAGAAAATGAAAATAGCTTTGGTAATAACAATATGTGGTATGATGGGATGTCTACCACCTCTTACTCATAATGATTGGCAATTTGAAACAGAAGAACAATGTATGTACAAAGGTTATTATCATATTGCTCAAGTAGCTGAAAATTATATGAGGGCTATAGGAGTACAACAATTTAAAGACCAAAAAATAAAGATGATGTATAATTGTTTTCCTGCCGATAAAGTTTTTGAAACTAAACCTTCAACTCCTACTTAAGAATGAAAGACAGTTCTTGCAACTTTCTCTAACTCTTCATGCAAGTCTGTAAAATTAGTTTTACACTCCCTTAACATAGCTATAATAACTCCTGCATTTTCTTTTTTAAAATGTAAAGGAATTTTTTCCATAGGATATGATTTAAGTTCAGTAATAAACTGACCTTGTTTGTTAATGATTAGTTTGAAGCCCATTAAATCGGCTTCTTTTCTCTTAACTCTTTTGGATTTATTTAATTTTCGAGGGGGTTGCACTAGCTTTTCTCATTAAATCAACAAAGAAATCATCATCACCTTTATCTTTTCTTAATTTAGTTAATGGTTTATCACCTTTCTTAAATACTTCTATACTTCTAACTCTAATAGGGTTAGTCATAAAGACAGGAAGTCTTGGATTGTTATGACTCTTAACCATAAAGAATCCATCATCAGCTATACCAAATGTTTGTACATTTTGTATATCTATATCATCCATTCCGACTAAACATAATCTCATATTATACATAGCAGAAGGTCCACCTATAATAGGTTTACCTTTTAAATCATAAATTTTATCTACCATTTATTTCCTTACGATATGTTTTCTTAATGCTCGAACAAGTTCTTCAATTTTATCTATGATAGCAATTAAAGATTTATCTTTTATAAAACCTTGTTCTGATTTTAATTCATCATATTCTCTTAATGGAATAGTCACAGTTCTTCTTGAACTAATTTCATCTTCATAAGAAGATGCTTCAGCCCTATCTTGTTCTTCAGTCATCATTTTTTAGAACGCTTTCTATTTTAGAGGATACAAAACTAGGTTCAGTTCTCACCTCACCTATTACTCCTCCTTGTCCATCATCATCTATTAAACTATCCACACTTGTTGTATGAATTTCATTTAACTTTTGATTATTCCTTGTTATCTTTTTCTTTAGATGGTCTTTAAGTTCACCTATTCTTACATATAATATTTTATCTATTGCAGGATTAATTCCATACATAGGTAAATCATTAAGAGCAGAAATTATTCTACGAAAACCTCTTGCTCTTTTTTCTAATTGTGTTATAGTACTCTCATTAATCATCATAGTCCCTTTCCAATATCATTTCTAAATAATGTATGGCTTTTTCTATATCCTTCCTCTTCCCTTTTTTTTGATGTCTGCATATATACTTAATAGCATTCCCTTCTGCAAACAAAATTTTATTTTCATTAATAAATTCTGCAGGTTGAATCTTCATAGAGTTATAATGATTCCCATCTACCTGCTTACTTAATGAATCATATGTCGTACCTTTAAACATTTCTTTATCTGTCATTACATAGCAATAGGACCTTCTTTAGCCATCCTTGCTCTCCTTTTATCTCTTTCTGTGGGTTCTAAGCTATCATTTAAATCATCTATAGTCCAATGAGGATTCTTATTTAATTTTTTAACAATCCATTTATAAGACCAAGGTTGTAAACGTAGAGTAGTTCCTTGCCAATAATGAGTTTGATTAGGTAATAATTTAAATACATTCTTAACATTAACTTTCTTTTGTTCTTCAGGATTTAATAAACCTTTAAGCCACTCAACCATAATATGTTTAGCTTTGTTTCTTATCCTACTCATTTGTTTAGTATTCATTTCTAGCTTTTCTTTTTACAATATATGTTAATAATTTATCTGATTTTGAAAATTGCTCTAACCTATTATCAGCAAGATGTTTAAATCCTGGTCGTTTTCTGTTACGACAAAACTTATCTCGTTCATTAGCTTGTCTTTGTCTTCGGTCTAAACCTAAAAAAACTTTATCATTCCACATCCACTTATCCCACAATGTATAATGAACATTATTTGTGTCTAACCATTTTGCAAATCTTTTCATAGTATTTATTTTTAATAAATTAATTTTCATTATTCTGTATCCATCATAGGAGCATTAACAATAGGTTCTAATTCATCCTGTAATTTTTCAGATATTGTTTGAGAACCATTACTACTCATATTATAAAAAGTATATTTAACAGTTAGTTCATCTCCTCCTGCAATATCTTTTATAGTAACTAAATTATATTTAATATAATTATCAGTATGTAATTTTGTTTTAACACAATTAGGGTCATCTGAATGATTTACAAATCCACCTAAAGGTGTACGAATTAATTCATCCTTTATCTTAATATGAGATGTTCCAAGATTTGTACCCTCTTTTAAAAAAAATAAAGTAAACAAACCAAATCCCTGTATCTTACTCTTCTCAATTCTGAGTCCTTCAGGTAATGGTTTATACAGCTTTTCTTTTTCCATAAGTTTTTAATTCCTCTGAAAAGTTTGGAGTTATCTCTTCAACATTCGGTTGTCTATTTACTTCAGCTAAATAAACATACCTATTAGAATATTTAAATACTCTTAATCCTTTTCCATCATTAGCATCTTTATAACATTCCCATTTATGTGTACAAAACTGACAACCAATAGGTAAAGATTTATTTCCACCTTTTGTTTCTGATAATTGATAACACTTCTCAGGTGGTGTCTTACTCTTTAATGTATCTTGTAAAGTTTTAATTAAATTTGGAACATTAGGTTTAGCTAACTCATCAGGTTTATAGAAACAAACATCTCCACTTGATTTATCCATAACCAAAAACCCTCCTCCATTTGTACCCATACCTGTTTCATATCCTGATAACTGGGCATGATAACCAAATGGGTCATCACCAACTAACTCTCCTGTTTTAAATTTCTTAAAACTAAATGATGATGCTGACTTAACATCACACACTTCACCATCTACTGTCGCATCTATATGCCCTTTAATATTATCTATCTCTACTTTCTTTTGTTGGTCTCCTATTTTATGTCCAGTTAATTCTGCTAGATATAATAATAAATGTTCTAGTATATGTCCATATAAAAATTTAATATTTAAACTAGCATCATAATCTTTAGTTTTCTTTGGACTAAATCT